ATCTGCATGTGGTATTATGTTATGGTTGTGGGTATCTATTCTGTGGAAAGATAGAGCATTGATTCTACTCAACGGAGTTGGTCTAATGTTTTTATTGAAAAATATAGCACAAAGCCTTTACATTTGACGTAAACTGTGTTATAATAGATCTATTATTAAAAAGGTAAATTTACATTATGAAAATAGCGTTTATATTCGGTAAAGGTATCGATGGCTGTGGAGTAACAAGAGGCGCTTTGATTTATGAAGAATGGTTACGAAATGCAGGCCACGATTCGGTTATTATAGATTTTGACAATGGCCAATCATTTGGTAGAGCTAAACATGCAACTTGGATTGGCGATGTACTAAAAGTGCAAAAGAAAGACCTAGCTGTATCTCAATTAATTATTGATGAAATCCAATCGTGCGATATTGCTGTTTTCCATTCACATCCAACTCGCAAACAATCTCTATATGCTGATCGATATCGTATTTTCTTAGAAGCTATTGATAAGCCAATTATTGTAATGCACGATCATTCAATAGCGAAAACAAACATTAATGCTATACCTCAAGCATGTGAAATATTTGCTCATGCCGATGTTGCTGTGATTCAATCGCTTGGAGGATATAGTAAAGAAGCGTATTGTAACTTCGATTCGGGTTTAACTGATAGATTAATTGAAAATCCTATTTGGATTATCCCTGAAGATTATAACCAGTTCTATACACCTTTCTCTGAAAGAGAAGATCATTTGTTATATCTAGGCCGTATGTCTCCATTAAAAGATCCTGCCTTTATTTGTAGAATTCAGCCTCACATGGAAGACTGGAAACTGTCAATAATTGGTTGCGAAAACTCTATTTCATCTGTGAGCATGTACGATGAAGATTTAGCAATTAATCCTGCGCCATATACACCAGCATTTAGACCTTCTATTTACCAACATAATCTTACGAAGGATGGAACATACAATCTTTCTGATAAAGAAAAAGCTAAGGATGGTTTAATTAATTCTTATGACAGTTACCAATACGACTTTGGTATGAATTCTCTTGGTACCTCTAAAGGCTCTTGGTGTGGTTACAAGCTATCGAATCCTGATGAGTATGGTAACCGTATGGAATATACTATGATAGAATCATTTCTATTAACTCTTCCTATTATGAATAGGCACTTTGCTGAGAATGCTTATTCACCTGAAGGCAAGTTGTGGGGTAGTTACTATGGCCCTCTAATTTCCCAAGCAAGAGAAGAAGTTGATCTAGCTGAAGTTCTTAAAAATATGTCTGAAGAAGAATGGAACGATAGAACTAAAGCGTGTAAAGCACTGATTCATAGGTTTAATGATATAGAATCTATAGGCCTGAAGTATCTAAAAGACATTCTACGCATGGGTAAACGATCTAATAAGGTTAATCCTATTGATGTCATTTGTGAATACTTTCCATCTGCTAAAGAACGAAGAGCAAATGGTGAACTAATCATGTCGTCTGCCAATGGTACATTAAGACAAACACCAATGATCATGGAAGATGGTAAGCAATTAATCATAAAAGAAAAGCTTATAACTAATACTTTAGAGGAGTTTTTTTAATGGAACATCATAAACGAATTATTGTAGATTTTGACGATACCTTAGCTTTTACACAAAACCGCGATTGGGAGAATGCTGTACCTAACATTCCTCTTATTGAAAAATTGAATAATTTATTTTATGCTGGTTGGACTATTGATATTTACACAGCTCGAGGATCAATATCATGCGCCACCAGACAGGCTGCGGCCGAGAAGTATTATTCTAGTATGTGGTTATGGCTTGAAAATAATAATGTTAAATACCACACACTATCTTTTGATAAGCCACTTGGTGCATATTATATTGATGACAAAGGTATATCTCCAGAAGATTTTATATTAAAAGATATTAGAGATCTCGAAGGTGGTTTGTCAGGATCTGATATCTACACTGATGGCGCATTGGTTCATAAAACTGCAGACAATGCGCATGCTGTAGTAGAATGGTTTGATTCAGTTCGCTATAATTTAAAAGTACCTCAAGTTGAAAGAGTTGTTGGTAACACCATTACAATGGAATACGTTGATCATAATGAAGATTTTTTTATTAATAATTTTTATGTTTCAATTGCGCTAATCCAAGAATCCTTAGATGCAATGAAAGAAATTCCACCTGCGGGTAATTATAATTTTAGTAGTTATTGTGATCGGATTGAAGACCATGCTCATTTAGCACAGGTTCATTTATATGTCGAAGTGGTAGAATATCTAAAAACTATATGGAATTTAAATTCTTCATTTTCTCATGGAGACTTTGGAATAAAGAATATGCTTTTTACTGATAGTAATGAGTTAGTTCTTATTGATCCTATTCCTGATATGTTTGGTTGTACTGAATTAGATGTAGCTAAATTTTTAGCATCGCTACGAGTCAATTATCCATTAATGAGTAATTGGGAGATAGCGCTTAAAACCTTAGCAACATATAATAACATTGATCTAGATTTATTGTGTGTATTAACTGCGGCTGAGCTTATAAGAATTCATAAGTATCACCCGAATAAAAACTTTATTATGGAGCAAGTTAAGTATGTTTTTAAACAAAAATAATTTACCAATAGGAGCAAAGGTTGGATTTACATGTTCAACTTTTGACTTATTTCATGCAGGTCATATTGTTATGCTGCAAGAAGCTAAATCAATGTGTGATTATTTAGTGGTAGGATTACTGATTGATCCAACAGTTGATAGACCTGATTCTAAGAACAAGCCAATACAAAGCCCGTTTGAACGATATGTTCAATTATCAGCATGTCGATACGTAGATGAAGTTATACCTTTTACAACTGAGCAAGAAATCGTTGATATGATTCTAACAATAAATCCAGATATTCGTATTGTTGGTGAAGAATATAAAGACGTAGAACACACTGGGAAAGGATTATGTCCAACCCACTATAATAAAAGAAGACATTCGTTTTCTTCAACCGATCTTAGAGAGCGAGTAAAGAAATCATGAATTATGCTTCAATAGTACCACTCATTGGTGGTGAAACAATTGCGATGGAACAAGTTTTTGGGAAAAGGCCAGACTATATTATGTCTTATGATGGGTTTTTTAATAATGATCAGCACATATTAGAGCATTATAATAATGAAGTACCATATTATAATTTGTCTGAAGTGACTGAGAAAATGAAGCAAGTGGATGTAGTAAATGCGGTATGTCCTTGCGCTGGTCTTTCATCCCTTTCTCCTTCGGCAGCCTCTGATAATTCAGCAAATGATTGGATGGTTGAAAGTGCTAAATATGTTCTAGGAACAGTTAAGCCTAAAGTATTCTGGGGAGAGAATGCTCCAAGATTAGCAAGTAAGATGGGTGAACCTATTGTAAATCGATTACGTAAAATTGGTACACAGCATGGCTATACATTCTCATTGTTTAAAACTAAGTCTAAACTTCATGGTTTGAGTCAAGTTAGAGATCGGTCTTTTTACTTCTTTTGGAAGAGTGAAACAACTCCTCTTATTCGATATACTTGGAGGCCACATCAACGTATAGAAGATTTGATTATGTCAGTGGAACGTAGAGAAGATGATCCTATGAACATCTTAACTAATAAGAAAAAACCTACTGACAACCCGTACTACAAATATATTTTAGAGGTCATTCATCCTGGAATGACACACACAGAATTCGCAACTACTTTAGAGAAATCTGAAAATGTACTCAGTTACATTGAGAATCACTTAGGTAGAACTACAACTTATAATAAAGTTGGTGAATGGATGGAAGAGAAAGGATACGAAAGGGAAGTTATTAAATGTAAACGCATGTACGCTAAGCTAAAAGCTGGGGGTAACATTATGCGTAAAACTACAGAGATTCCTAGTAGTTACATTGGTGCTTTCGTTGGTCATATGCCAACTATGCTTGCTCATCCTGTTGAAGATCGTTATCTTACTATCCGCGAATGTTTGACTATTATGAAACTACCTGATGATTTTATTCTTCAAGGTGGGTTATCTAATCTAAATCATATATGTCAAAATGTCCCAGTTACAACTGCGGCCGATATGGCACAATCTATTAAGCTATTCTTAGAAGGCAGACTAGAGAGTGTTGATTCAAGCTTCGTTGTTCAAGACAATAAAAATAAGATTGAAAAATATGAAAAAAACAGTTTACAATTAACTGAATTTATGTTATAATATACCTCTAAACTAATAAAACGAGAAAACTATGCCAAGTGTAAAATTAACAGCAGAACCACAAAAATATCGGAAAGGTCAGAAATCGCGACCACCACAAGATATGCCATTTGATGTCGCGATGAGAAAGTTCAAAAAGGCAGTGGAAGCTGCTGGTGTTCTTCAAGATGTTAAACGTAAAGAATACTATGAAAAGCCTACGTGGAAACGTAAGCGCAAGAAAGCTGAAGCTTTGGCCAGAACAAAACGCCATCAGCAAGCTAATGATATGGGACCTAATGGTCGTAGGAGAATGTACTAATGTCAGTAATGGATAAATTGAAAAAGAATTCAAAGATTAAAACTACAGCCGTACTAGCTGATAGTATTTTCTTTGGCGAAAAGACTATGACTAAAACTGAAGTGCCAATGATTAATGTTGCACTCTCAGGAGATCCAGATGGTGGACTTACTTCAGGACTTACAGTTCTAGCTGGGCCATCAAAACACTTTAAGACTTCATTTGCCCTATTGATGGCTGGTGCATATCTTAAAGAACATAAAGATGCTGTGTTGTTATTCTATGATTCCGAGTTTGGTTCTCCACAGTCGTATTTTGAAGCATTCGGTATTGATACTACTCGTGTACTGCATACTCCAATTACAGATGTGGAACAACTTAAGTTCGATCTAGTAGGTCAATTAGATGCCATTGAACGTAAAGATAAAGTCATTATCATTATTGATTCTATTGGTAACCTTGCTTCTAAGAAAGAATTAGAAGATGCTTTGAATGAGAAATCAGTTGCTGATATGTCTCGAGCTAAAGCTATTAAAGGTCTATTCCGTATGGTAACACCTTACTTGACTATGAAAGATGTGCCTCTATTGGCAGTCAATCATACATATCAAGAAATGGGTCTATTCCCTAAAGCAGTTGTTTCAGGTGGAACAGGCATTTACTACTCAGCAGATAATATCTGGATTCTAGGTCGTAGACAAAACAAAACTGGAATGGAAGTTACTGGTTATGATTTTATTATCAATGTTGAAAAGTCACGAATGGTTAAAGAAAAATCTAAGATTCCCGTATCGGTTTCTTGGGATGGCGGCGTTGAACGTAACAGTGGTCTTCTTGATATTGCCCAAGCTGGTGGCTTTGTAGTAAAACCTAATAATGGTTGGTACTGCCGCGTAGATCAAGATACTGGTGAAATGATTGAACCAAAGGTACGAGAAAAAGCTACTAGAGAAGATGAATTCTGGGAACCTATTCTTAAGACTCAAAAGTTTAAAGACTTTTTGATTAAGCAATATCAAATTGGTCATAAATCTTTAATTGATTTTGACCCAGAAAGTCCTGTACAAACTACTCAAAATGGTGTATAATAGATGGATAATCAATATAAGCTAGTTGAACATCCTGGATCTGATTTCTATGCAATTCATTTAACAGATGAATCCCCTTACAAGGACGTAAGGGTTATCTATGGAACAGTTAAAGTTATAGAGTCTGTTGAAATAGATTCTGCTACTTTATCGTTTACATATAATATCAATGACCCAGGTGAATTTGATGATAGCAAGCTGACTAAAGATCCAGACTTTAATAATTATCTTGGCGATCTATTAACACATATTATAAGTGAGGGAACAATTGGAAATATCAAGTCAACTACCGACGCACATACTGAATCATCTTCTCAATAATGATGATTACTGCCGTAGGGTAATACCGTATATTCAAAAGGAATACTTTGAAGGTACACATAAATTAGTATTTGATCTTATCGTGAGTTTCGTTGGAGCTCACAATAAGCTTCCTACAAGTAGAGTATTAGATCTAGAATTAACCAAAATTTCTGCACCTGAAGATGTATTAAACCAAGCATCTCGTTTGATTAATGAAATTTCAATTAAGTCTGATGTTGATACTGAATATCTCATCAATGAATCTGAAAAGTGGTGTAAAGATCGTGCAGTATATCTTGCGATTATGGATTCTATTCAAATCATTGACGGCCGTGATGAAGAACGCAGCGATGGCGCTATCCCTGAAATACTCTCAAATGCATTAGGAGTTTCTTTTGATCAAGCCATCGGCCATGATTACATCGATGATTCTGATGCTCGTTTTGAGTTCTATAATAATGTTGAAGAAAAAATTGAGTTTGACCTAGATTACTTTAATAAGATTACAAAGGGTGGATTACCTAACAAAACATTGAATGTCTGCTTAGCAGGCACTGGTGTAGGTAAATCTCTATTCATGTGTCATGGCGCGTCTGCTGTTTTACAGCAAGGTAAGAACGTGCTGTACATTACAATGGAAATGGCTGAAGAAAGAATCGCTGAACGTATTGATGCTAATCTAATGGATCTACCAATCCAACAATTAGAAACTTTACCTAAAAATGTATTCAGTGAAAAGATCGCAAAGATCGCACAAGCAAACCTAGGTAAACTAATCATCAAACAGTATCCTACCGGTAGCGCACACTCTGGACACTTCAGAGCTCTATTAAATGAGTTGAAGCTTAAGAAGAAGTTTGTACCATCTATGATCTATATTGATTATCTCAATATTTGTTCTTCTTCTAGAATGAAAGCTATGGGTGGAAGCATTAATAGTTATACATATATTAAAGCTATTGCTGAAGAGCTGAGAGGGTTGGCCATTGAATTTAATGTTCCAATCATGACAGCAACTCAAACAACAAGATCTGGTTTTGGTAATACTGATGTTGGATTGGAAGATACTTCTGAATCCTTTGGTTTGCCAGCAACGGCTGATTTAATGTTTGCTCTAATTGCTACCGAAGAATTAGATGAATTAAATCAAGTTATGGTTAAGCAATTGAAGAATCGTTATAACGATGTAAGTAAATACAAAAGGTTCGTAATCGGCATGGATAGATCGCGCATGAAATTATATGATGTAGAGGAATCAGCTCAATCTGATATCATGTCAGATATGGCTATTCCAGATGTTCCCATAGCATCATGGGGCGATAGAGAAAAGAAAGATAAGTCATTTGACTTTAATTTTAATGAATAATAAATAAGGAGAAATGTATGGTAGATTGGATTAAAGGAAGATTAGGTGAAAGAACTTCATTAGATGGAGTAACACTAATCGCAGTATGCGGTGGTTTTATTTTATTTGGTGGAATCGCAAAACTATTGGCTTGGGTAGGACTTGCCTGGGGTATTTACACATTAGTACGTAAAGAAGGATAAGACTTAATGAATGTGAAACTTATATCATATAGCCAACCGCCTGAGGGAAGTGAATTAGAAGATGATCTTCTCCAGATGGTTGCATATTGCGCAAGGGTATCTAATCCTAGCAATCAACAAAATGAAGCAACTTCAACAAAACTCGTTAAGTATCTAATGAAGCACCAGCATTGGTCTCCATTAGAAATGGTATCAGTTTGTATGGAAATTGAAACTACCAGGGATATTGCTCGGCAAATCTTACGGCACCGATCATTTTCATTCCAAGAGTTTAGCCAAAGATATGCTAAGCCTGAAGATATGAATGATTACCCGTTTGAGTTGAGAGAGGCTAGATTACAAGATACTAAGAATCGGCAAAACAGTGTTGTGACTAATGATACAATACTAGCAGCCAAATGGATTCTTGAACAAAAGAGAGTAATTGCTTCTGCTCAAAATGCGTATAAATGGGCTATTGACAATGGTATCGCTAAAGAACAGGCTAGGAGTGTATTACCAGAAGGCAACACTAAAACTCGCATGTACATGAATGGTACCCTTAGAAGTTGGATACACTTCATTGATTTGAGGGGATCTAATGGTACTCAACAAGAACACATGGATATTGCGCACGCGTGCGCTGAGGTGATCTACAACATATTTCCTGTAAATACATAAGAAAAGACCAGATTTCATGACCCAGTTGTGAGATCTGGTCACACTTTAGTGAAAATAAATGAAAATAATCCTTTACAAATGTTATAAACTGTGGTATAATAGTCTTATAAACTGATAAGGAACTACATTATGAAAGATTTGATTACCGCAACTAACAACCTCTTAGCAGCTATGGAAGCTGATCTTAAGCGCTTTTACAGCCGCAGTGAGTATTCATATGGTGAAGGTTATGCTGAAGAGAGAATGGACGGCATGGTATATCACTATGAAGAAGGTCGTAACTACATCAAATTA